TTTTGGCAATGGACTTTTATATGCCTGCTTGGTAGAAGCATTTAGCTATTTAAAAGGCCCAATGGATATGCTACAATTATATGAACAAAAATATCAAACCGAAGTGCAAAAATTCGGTGGAGAACAAATAGGAAGAAGAAGACGAGACGACTATACGGATGGTGAACCACGTATACCCGTTCAGTCTCCGACACCGTAAGGATTAAAATATGGCAACTCTAACAACTAAAGTAATAGAAGAAATCACACTTAACAATAATAGTTACAATAGCGAAAGATCTTTGGATATTTCAAGTGTTAATGAAATTGTTAAAAGAATAGTAACCATTTCAACAACAGAAACTGGATTGTTAGGTTTTGCTACAGCTTCTTCAACAGACTTATCAAAAAGTTATCTAGCAGGTCAGTTTGATGAAGATGATGTTAGATATATTAGAATTACCAATTTAGATTCAACAAATCACCTTACATTAACATTTAGAGATGAAGATAGTACCGAGTTTTGTATGAAGGTAGACGCTGGTCACTCGTTTATTTATCCGGGTGATAATAGTGGTGGAGTTAAGGATACTATGCATGCAGCTGGTTCTGCAATTACAGTATCATTAAACGATTTAGTCGATATCACAGCACTTGCTAATACAGATTCTTGTGATGTTGAGGTATTTGTAGGGAGCGCTTAATGGCATCAAGTTATACGGGTCTTGGTACAGAATTAATGACAACCGGCGAGAACGCTGGTACATGGGGAACAACAACCAATACTAATTTACAAATCATCGAACAGATGGTTGGTGGTTATATTGAAAAATCAATAGCAGGTGGAGCCCAAACAACAACTTTAACCGTTTCTGATGGATCAACAGGCGCTGAACTTTCACACAGAATTTTAAAACTTACAGGTACAATCACTGGAAATCAAGTTGTAACTATTCCTTTGGATGTTCAACAAATGTTTATTCTTGTTAATGGTACGTCTGGTGCTTATACAGTTCAATTTAAATATGCTACTGGATCAGGATCTAGTCTTACTTTTGCAGCAACAGATAAAGGAACTAAACTTGTTTATGCTACTGCTGATGATGGTACTAATCCAAATTTAGTTGATTCAGGAATTGGATCTACTGCAGGACATGACCTAGATGGTAATGAATTAATTTTAGATGCTGATGCGGATACAAGTATTACAGCAGATACAGACGATCAAATAGATATTAAAATTGCAGGAGCTGATGATTTTCAATTTACTGCAAATACATTTACAGCACAATCAGGCAGCACGATTGCTGCACAAGCATTAACTGCTACTACAGTTACAGCTAGTGGTATTGTAAAAACAGATGACACGACTGCTGCAACTACTACAACGGATGGTTCACTACAAACAGATGGTGGTCTTTCAGTAGCTGCAGATGCTGTTATTGGTGATGATCTTAAATTATTAAGTGACTCTGCTGTATTAAGTTTTGGTGCAGATTCAGATACAACTTTAACTCATACAGATGGTACAGGTTTAACTTTAAACTCAACAAATAAATTATTATTTGGTGATACAGGAACATATATACATCAATCAGCAGACGGTGTTTTAGATTTAGTATCAGATACTGAAATAGAAATTAATGCAACAACTATTGATATTAATGGTGCCATTGCAATGGATGGTGCTATTACGGGTGCCACTAACATTACTTTATCAGGTGAGCTAGATGCAGCAACTTTAGATATATCAGGCAACGCAGATATAGATGGTACTTTAGAAACAGATGCTTTGTCAATAGCGAGCACAACAATAACAACTACTGCCGCTGAAATTAATTTAATAGATGGTGGCACTTCAAGAGGTACAACCGCAGTAGCAAGTGGTGATGGTATTTTAATCAATGATGCTGGCACAATGAGAATGACTAACGTTGATACAGTTTCAACTTATTTTGCAAGTCACAATGTTGGAGGTGGTAACATTGTAACAACAGGTGCATTAGATTCTGGATCAATTACTTCTGGATTTGGTGCAATAGATAATGGAACTTCAAATATACGAAGTGCTACAATTACAGCAGAAACTGCGTTCGTACCCGATGCTTCAGGTGGCGCTGATTTAGGAACAACAGCATTAGAATTTAATGACCTTTTCTTAAATGATTCTGGTTCAATTCAATTTGGCGATGACCAAGACACAACATTAGTCCATACAGATGGAACAGGATTAACTTTAAATAGCACAAATAAACTTTGTTTTTATGATACAGCTTTATACATTCATTCAAGTACAGATGGTCAATTAGATTTAGTAGCAGATACAGAAATACAAATTGCTGCAACAACAGTAGACTTAAATGGTATTCTTGATGTTAGTGGTGTAATAGTTGCTGGAGGACAAATATCAGCGTCTGATGGAACAGCAGGTGCACCTTCAATTAGTAATACAGGCGATCTTAACTCAGGACTTTATTTCAGTGCCGCTGATACATTAGCTTTTTCAGCTGGTGGCACAGCTCAATTTACAATGGCAAATGGAGTTGTAGCTCCAGTAACAGATAATGATGTTGATTTAGGTACTTCATCATTAGAATTTAAAGATGGCTATTTTGATGGCACATTATATTGTGATACATTAAATTTAGCTGGAACATCACATACAACAATAGAGGACCCAACGGCTCTTGCAATTGCATTAGGATAGGATATAAAGAGAATTTTAGGAGGATATAATGGCAAATACGTTCAAAGTAATCTCGTTCGCAGCAGAACCCGCTTCAGCAGGAACCGCATACACTATGTATACGGTAGCTGGATCAACAACTACAGTTGTTCTTGGTTTGATACTTACAAATATTCATACAACTGCAGTTACTGCAGAAGTAGAACTTGTTAGTGATACAGGAAATCGTGGCGGAGCCAACAATGTTACAAATGGAACTTCTTTTTTAGCGAAAGACGTTAGCATCCCCGCGGGGAGTTCTCTTGAACTCTTGTCAGGCGGTAAGGTTGTTTTAGAAACAACGGATGTAATTAAGATAGATTGTTCCGTTGCAGATAAGATTTCAGGCACGTTGTCGATAATGGAGATAACGTAAGATGGGCTATATTGGAAATCCTCCCTCAGAAAATTATACCTCATTTAAAACGGAAACTTTTTCTACATCGGCTACTACAAGCTATACTCTTTCGTATGGTGTGGCTAATGAAAATGAACTTGCGCTTTTTATAAATAATGTACGTCAGCAACCTGGCTCAGGTAAAGCATATACTGCGACAGGCACAGCGTTGACACTATCTGCGGCAACAGCCTCGACGGATACGATGTATGCAATTTATTTAGGTCGTGCACTTCAAACAAGTACTCCCGCAACTAATAGTATTACATCAGCGATGATATCATCAAATGCTGTAACAACATTATCAGCTGGTGCAGGAATAACAGGTGGTACAGGTACAATATATAAATCAGAAGTTATTAACTTAGGAGATATAATTAGAACTACAATTATTATTGATCTAACAGGTTTAAGTTCAAGTGCTGCAGGCGATATTATCGGTAAAGCATCAACTGCCAGTTGTCATCTTGGACAAATTACAGCGGCTATAAATGGGACAATTTTATTTGGAGAAATTAATTGTTTGGAAACACCAACTACTGGTGAACCAGACATAGATCTTTATTCAGCAACAGTATCAACAGGCACAGAAGATGCTGCAATTTCTGGTTTAACAGAAACAGCATTATTAAACACAGGTGCAGATTGGACTTTAACAAAAGATCCAATGGCCTTAACAACAGTTCCTCCAGCCGATGGATATTTATATCTAGTTGGTTCAGGTGGTGGAACAGATGCTGTATATGACGCAGGAAAATTTTTGATTACTTTATGGGGGTACTAATATGGCTCTCAGTAAAGTTGATTATAACAGTTTAAACGTTACAGCCGCTGCAAGCAAAGCTTTGAAGTGGAATTCAAGTGCTGATGGTTTTGAGACAGGGGATGTTGGTGGGAGTTTGGTGTTACTAGAAACTCAAACAGCGTCAAGCTCAGCTACAATTTCTTTTACAAGCAATATTGATAGTACCTATGATGAGTATGTGTTTAAGTTTTATGATATTCATCCAGCAACTGATGAAACTTATTTAAGTTTTAATTTTACAATTGATGGCACAAACTGGAATGTAACAAAAACAAGTACAGCTTTTAGAGCTGATCATAATGAAAGTGATTCAGGTACAAACTTTGAATATTGGGCTAGTCAAGATTTAGCACAAGGTACAGGATTTCAAAGTATAGGTTTTGCCATGGGTAATGATAACGATCAAGCAACTTCTGGAGAACTTAAAATTTATGCTCCATCTTCAACAACTTTTGTAAAACATTTTGTAGCAGTATCAAATAATATTCATGCTTCTGATATAACACTTCAAGGTTTTGTAGCTGGTTATGGAAATACCACAAGTGCTGCAACGGGAGTTCAATTCAAAATGAATAGTGGTAATATAGATGCAGGAACATTCAAACTTTATGGAGTCACATAATGGCACTTACTAAATTTAATTATAACAGTTTTGATGTAACACCCGTTGCTAGTAAAGCATTGGCTTTTAATTCTGGTGCTAATGGACTGACAACAGCTGCTGAAGGAAGTATGGTGTTGATTAAAGAACAAACAGCCTCTTCAAGTGCAACCGTTGATTTTGTTGATGGCACATCAGATGTAGTTATATCATCTACATATCCTATTTATGTTTTTAAATGGATTAATATTCATCCAGCGACTGATAGTGCTACTTTGACTTTTAATTTAAGTGCTGATACTGGTTCTAATTATAATGTTTCTAAAACTACCACTACTTTTCAAGCACTACATTCAGAAGATGATACTACTGCTGCTGCACTTGGTTATGATGATGAAGATTTAGCAAATGGAACTGGTTTTCAAAATTTAGCAGAAAATGTAGGTAGTGATAATGATGAATGTGCATCAGGAGAACTTTATCTTTTTTCACCAAGCTCAACTACCTTTGTTAAGCATTTTATTAGTAGAATAGCTTATGTTCATAGTGCTCCTCATTCATTTGACTTTTACATGGCTGGATATGCTAATACCACAAGTGCTGTTGATGCAGCTCAATTCAAATTTTCAACAGGAAACATAGATGCTGGTACATTTAAACTCTATGGAATTAAGGATAGTTAATGGCTTTGCACTCATTACATTCGTACAAAGAAATTCATAAACTAGGAGTTTATTCATGGCTTTAGTTAAATTAAATAATAGAGGTGTAAGATCAGCTACTACTTTTGGAAGCATAT